ATGGAGTGCGGTTATTATCACGGTGGCTCGACAGTCGGGGAAATCTTTCCTATCTCGAGCCGTGTGCATGTGGCGGCTACACCATGCCGACCTATTCGGTGAGCCCCAAACGATTCTGCACGTGGCGAATAAGCGCTCGACCGCGATGGAAGTTATGCGCCCGGCAGGATTGTGGGCCGCCGCGACCTATGGGAAAAAGGCCGTGAAGTGGGGCAATGAAGCGGCCGGTATCGAGTTACCGTCTGGTGACCGTTGGCTAATCCATGCCGCTAACGACTCGGCCGGTGTCGGGTATTCGTGCTCAATGATATTCGTTGACGAAGCGTGGAAAGTTAAACGGGAAGTAGTCGAAGACTCACTCGTACCGACTATGGCGATGAAGAACCAGGGGCAACTATTCCTGATATCTACTGCAGGGGGACTCGACTAGTGACCTTATGCAGGCGTACCGGCAGCGGGCCCTCGACCGTTTAGAAGATCCCGAACCGGGCAGCGTCCTCCTATTGGAATGGAGTGCACCGGCAGAAGCCGACCCCGACCAGGTGGATACGTGGCGATGGGGGTCACCGGGCGTGGGACGATAAACGTGAAGCGTTTGTCCGGCAGCAATGGCACCGCATCGAAGAATCAGCGTTTAGGCGTGAGTACTTGAACATGTGGGTAATCCGCTCTAACCATTGGCTCAAGGAATCGTATTGGAACGCGTGCCTGGATCCCCTGGTCGAACTCCCGAACGACGGGGTTTGGAGTGTTGCGGTGGAGTGTGACTTCGATGGTATGGGTCACGCCGTCGCAATAGCAGCCCCGAACGTGAACGGGCACATTGTTGTCAGGGTCACTACGCACCGCACGATTGTGGAAGTGGACGAACAACTACGAAAGATCCGGGCTCTGCATCCGAGCCTCTATATTCAAGTGACACCAGGTTATGTGGACCGCATACGGGAAAAGTTTGATGACCTGGTCGGGCAACGTGAAGCCGTGGTAGCAACCCAAATCCTCGTAGACCTCTTTAGTCGCCTCCAAATTCGGCACGATGGAAGCCAAATCTTGCAAGAACACTTCGGGAATTCGACAATATCGCAGCGGCAAGGCGGCTGGGTTATCACCGCCCCGATGGGTAGAAGCGGAATCTATGCCGGTCGCGCCGTCATGTTCGCCGTGTCTCAAGCCTCAAAGACGCCGCGTAGTGTGGCAATGATTCGCTCACGCCGACCGCGGCGCGCATGACCCTCTACATTATTACCGGCCCCCCCATGTGTCGGTAAATCAACCTACGCCAAACGGTACGCCGTCGAGGGTGACATCGTCGTAGACCTTGACCGTATCGCCCTATCAATTGCCTATGAGGACTGCGAGCATCACACGTACCCGAAACACATCCGGGACACCGCCCGGCTCATGCGGAAAAGCGCCGTAGCCGCCGCAACAATAATTAGCCGCAAGAATGACGCCTACGTAATCGACTCAAAACCCGGCTCTAACGCTCGACAATTATATAAACGCAACGCCGCCATATTTATTGATCTCACCGCCCCGCTCGCCGTCCTCACTGCCAGATGTGCAGCGGAGCGACCGGCGTGGGTAATGAAAACACTTGTAACGTGGTGGGATGTCACCGACGATGAAGCGACACGCCGACACGCATAAACCACGCAAACACACGTAAACGCGATCAAACCGTGGTAAGGGGCTACACTGGCCCCATGGTGTTCCCCCGAGCCCTTTCACTCGTGCGCGGTCAAGAGTCCCTTTCCCGGACGATGGCGACAGCACAGGAACCTGCAACCGCGCACGTACGTGAATCCTCGGGACTCTACGCCTTACTCACTAACCAGTTGGCCGGTCGATCAACTCGAACCACAGCGATGCAGGTCCCCGCGTTCGTGGACGCCCTGAAAACCTACACGCACACCATTAGCGCCTTTCCGTTGCGAGAATACTTCGACGGGCAACCCGTACCGGCCCGGCAACTCCTATCACAACCGTCACCGATCTACCCGTACGCCAACGTTATCCAACGCACACTCTCAGACCTTTTGATGTTTGACCGGGCTTACTGGCTTGTGCTTGATCGGGACTTCGCCGGATACCCCGTATCGGTTGAGGTTATGAGGGTCGAGGACGTCATCGACACCCCGGCCGTCTTCGCCGGGATCGAAGAGACTCAGCAACCACCGGCGGACCCTTTTTATTATCTCGCCCGACGAGTACCGACCCGGGACGTCATCAAATTTTACGGGTCAGGTGAAGGCGGCTGGCTAGCCAACGGTGCCACAGCGATAACGACGGCGGCAGCCCTAGAAGCCGCAACCCTCATGTATTCCGAAACACCTATCCCCACAGTCGCCCTCAAGAACTCCGGCCCGGATCTGCCCGCCGACCAGGTCGACGCCCTACTCGATGCGTGGGAAGAAGCCCGCGCCAACCGTGGCACCGCATATCTCAACAACACGATAGACGCTCAAGTCATGGGATTCAGCGCTCGCGACGTGCAACTGGTCGAGGCTAAAAATATGGCCGCCGTGGCGGTTGCTCGCCTGGCGAATCTTGATCCGATATGGGTCGGGGCCGGTGTCCCCGGATCATCGCTTACTTATTCCAACCGGGTAGACCTTTACCGAAACCTACTCGACACGGCGCTACGCCCCGTGATGAACCTAGTTACCCAAAGACTTTCCATGCCCGATGTCACCCCGACCGGGTACGTAATCGACTTCGATACAACCGCCTTCCTACGTGACAACATTGCGGCCCTCGCCGAAGTGATAACCAAGCTCCTACCGCTGGACGTTATTACTGTGGAAGACGCCCAAAAACCTTTTAGACCTACCGACCCTCGGAGTATTCAATATGAACGGAGCGTTACGGTGAAACAACTCAACACGGAATCAGTCGTCATCTTCGAAGAACGTGAAGACAAAAGCGGCGACATCGTCGGGTCAGGTCACGGCATGGCAGTCCCTTACGGGTCCGAGACCATGATCGGTGGCGTCCCGGGAATCCTTTGCACCTGGCTCATTCGACCTAACCAACGTGATCGGTAAGCCCTTGGCCTACCGGCATGGGGAACCGGTCGGGAAGATCACCGGGGCCGAGAACCGCGAAGACGGTCTCTATATCGACTTCGAAATAGTGGACACGGCCCTAGGCCGCGATGCCGCCGTACTCGCCAGGACATCAACAATTAAGGGCCTATCGGTCGGGTTTAACCCCGTCAAGTCGATCATGAGCAAAGCCCGGGACGCGATCCAACACACAGCCGCGAACCTACTCGAAGTTAGTTTGACCCCATATCCCGCTTACGCCACAGCCGGTGTCAGCAGCATTAGAGAAGAAGAAGGAGAAACAATGTCCGACACAATCGAATCGGCCGAACTGGTGTCGGTCGACCAAGAAGCACGCGAGGCAGTCAAATCACTGCGTGAAGAAGTACAAACCATTAGCGCTAAAGCCTTTATCTCAGAGGCGCAGCATCCACTCGCCGTTTACCGTTCGTTCGGTGAATACTCCAAAGCAGTGCTCGCCGGTGAAGTAGAGTCCCGCGCACTCGCGGACCAGATCACCACAAACAACCCCGGCGTACTACCGCCTAACTGGATGTTGGATGTTAAAAACATTGTCGATCTTGGGCGACCAGGTATCACCGCGTTCGGTGTTGAATCCGCCGGAACAAGTGGTATGGAGTTCGCTTGGCCCTACTTTGACGGGACCCTAGCACTCATTGTTGAGGAACAGACCACAGAAAAGACGGAAGTTAATTCCGTTCGGATCGACATCAAAAAAGGGCACGGCAAGCCTCAAGACGTTCGCAGCCGGTTCGGATATTTCCTACCAGTTGCTGCAGCGCTCAAGCCCGTCCTATCTCGACGCCCACAATCGGATCATGGTCGCGTCGTACGCACTCATCACAGATAACGCGTTCGTAGACGCGATGCTCGTTGCCAGCACTCCACAGAACTACAACTTCGCTGGTGACACGACAGGCGCAGAATTCCGTGCAGGAGTGTTTCAGGCATCGGTAACCGTGGAAACGGCAACCGGTCGCGGGGCCGAGTTTGTCCTCGTCGCGTCAAACGTGTTTGCAGAAATCGGCGGTTGGTCGACGTTTTTCCCATCGGCCTACCCCGTCTCGAACGTGTCAGGTGTGGCGACCGCTGGCACTCTTGGAGTAAACGTTTCTGGCCTACCCGTGATTCACGACCGCAATTTGGCAGCCGGTGCGATCCTCGTCTCGAACACAGCGACCGCCTCTTGGATCGAGGACGGTCCTAGCCTCGCCACAGCGGAGAACGTAGCCAACCTCGGCCGCGACATCGCAATCTACGGTTACGGTGTCAGCGCCGCTTACACTGCGGCGGGCATTGTCTCCCTTGAAGTTGTGGCCTAACAAACTAACAACCCCTCGAAAGGTAGTGAAGGTCATATGGCATTGGTAACCGGTCAGGAACTGGCCGATAATCTGGATATCGAGTACGAGACACCCGACAGTCTCGTGCTCGACTTGCATGCCAACTCGGCGTGCGTCTTGATCGGTTACCTAGTCACGCTTGTTTCGTTCGAAGCGGAACCGGCACCCCTGAAAATCGCGGCAATGACCATAGCGGTGGAGACATACCAGGCGGCGTACGCCGCAGGGGGCGAATCTATTAGCGTGGACTTCACCCCTAGCCCACGAATTAACTCGGCGCTCATGGCCCGGGTCACTGTCCTACTCGCCCCTTACAAACAGATGACGACGATGGTCGGGTAATGGCACTCACCACGGAAGCCCGGGAGTTAATCGTCACGAGCCTGACCGGGCTCGGTTACAAAATCTACGACACGGTGCCTACGGTCCCGGTGACCCCGTCGGTCGTTATCGTCCCGGACTCCCCTTGGGTACAACCGACGCGGATTGGAAGCACCCTGAACTATGCGGTGCGGTGGCGGCTACTCCTCAACGTGAACGTGAGAGTTAACGCGGTGGCAATCTCAACTACTGAGGACGCCCTCGACGTGCTATTAGCCGCGCTACCCGCATCCGTGAACGTCGCGAGTGTGAACGCGCCGCAACTAATGAGCCTGGGATCGCAAGGGACCGTCATGACAACCGAAATCGAAGTTCAAATACAAATGAAAGAAGGATAAATAATGCCCGCTATCGGAGTTACTGGAGCCGTGTTCACCGTGTCAATCGGTGGGACACAATACGAGGACCAGGTCACGTCGGGAACGATTAACACGACCCCGACAATCGTTCGCACTAAAACCCTGTCCGGGGTCGCGTTCGACCAGACCGACCTCAACAGCACCATGAGTTTGGATTTCCTATTCGATGAAGTCACAGGCATGTATGGGGCTTTGCAAACCGCTATCGCTGCTGCCGCATCCGTCGCGGTCGTGGTCGAATCCGCGTCGGGAACGTGGACAGGTGCCGCGATGTTTATTGAATCCGCCGACCTCACCTACCCGGCCGATGGTGTCGTTACTGTCTCGACATCATTCACCGGCTCGGTTACATTCGCCGCAACGGCATAAGGCTAAGGGGAACCCATTATGTATCCACGACTAAAAATCGAGTCCGATAATCACGAAACAAAAGAACTCGAAACCCTGCCCGTTGACTTCATGATGTATGAAGAACTGAACGGAACCGGCCCACAAGTGAGCAGGCGATGCGGTTAACAATCG